TGCCGCTGTTCGCCTACCTCGCGCCGTTCCTAAGCCAAGCGCGCGGCATCGCTTGGGCACGGTTGAAGGCCAAGGTTGAGCCGTTGCGCCGTAGGAGCGCCGTCGACATCCGGGAAGCGGATCTTGCCATCGTATTCGCCCATAACGGCGCCGTGATTCGGCTGTGGGGCGCGGATAACCCCGATGCGCTGCGTGGCGTGCGCCTGGACGGATGCGTCATCGACGAAGTTGCGCAGATCAAGCCGGAGGTCTGGACGGACATTCTCCAGCCGGCGCTGTCGGACCGCCTTGGCTGGGCGATGTTCATCGGCACGCCGAACGGCATTAACCTGTTCTCGGAGCTGTATTTCGGCGCATCAGGCAAAGCGGACTGGAACGCTGCCCGCTACACCGTCGACGACACGGAAGCGATTGACCCGGCCGAAGTTGCTCGCCTTCGCGCCGACATGCCGGAGGGGTCGTTCGCACGCGAATACCTGTGCGACTTCTCGGCCGGTGGCGTCGACCAGCTGCTGTCGCTCCAGGAAGTCGAGGACGCTGCCCGCCGCAGCTACACGGAGCGCGACGTTGCCCATGCGGCTACGGTGCTAGGCGTCGATCCTGCCCGGTTCGGGGATGACAGGTCCGTCATCATCATGCGCCGGGGCCTTGTCGCCTTCCCGCCGATCGTCCACAGGGGGGTCGACAACATGAAGCTGGCGGACATCGTGGCCAGCCAGATGGTCGCGCACAGTCCCGACGCTGTGTTCGTCGACGCCGGGTCGGGAAGCGGCGTAATAGACCGTCTTCGCCAGTTGGGCCACGGCCGCATCATCGAAGTGCCGTTCGGTGGCAAGGCGCTGGCGTCGCACCTGTTCGACAAGCGGCGCAGCGAGATGTGGTGCGAGATGGCGACTTGGCTACGGGGCGGCGGCGCGATCCCGAACGACGTGCACCTCAAGACTGAGCTGGCCACGCCCACCTACTGGTTCGACTCGGCAGGCCGTAAGGTGCTGGAGTCGAAAGACGACATCAAGGCGCGGTTGAAGGGTGGCGCGTCCCCGGACATCGCCGATGCCCTGGCCCTGACGTTCGCGGCCCCGGTAAGCAAGGTGACGTTTGAAGACCTGCCGCTGCGGCCGCAACGGAAGTCGCGCGACGCCTTCAATCCGTTCCGCCCCGCCAAGCGATAGCCTCCCGCTTGCTACGGCGCACCGCAACTGCTAGCCTGCTACGGTGCCGCCGTATTCCATCCGCCGCAGCAGCATCGCGCAGATCCGTGCGAACGAGCACGGGTTGACGCGGGCGCACTACGCCGAGGTCTTTGGGCTCGATCATGCCGACCCCGACTGGCGCGCGATGGAAGCGGCCGAGGTCGCTGGCGGTGCGTTCTCCCTGGCCGTGTGGGATGACTTGCGGCTAGTTGGCTACGCGGTCGGCACGCTGGCGGTGTCGCCCCACGATCGCCGGCAACTGTGCGTGGTCACGTGGTGCTACGTGCATCCCGTCGCGCGGTCGTTCGGCCTGTGGCGGCAGCTGCGCGCGTGCCTTGCGGATGCGGCGCGGGCGGAGGGGGCCGAAGTGCTGCTGTGGGGCGCGGGCCATGACACCCAGTTTGACCGGCTGCTGGCCCGTCTCGCGAATCGCGGGGCGGTTCGGCTGGTCGAGCACACGTACGAGGAGGCGTTGACCTGATGGGCTACGTTCAAGCGGCGATTGCGGCGGCCGGGCTGGTGTACGGCGTGGTTCAAGGGGAGCGTGGCAACCGAGCGCAGAAGCGCGGGTTGGCCATGCAAGCCGATGCGCAGCAGACGGCCGAGGACGCTGCACTTCGCCAGGAGAGGCAGGCGGCCGAGGCGCAACGGAGGGCCGCGCGCCGTCCAGCCGACGTGTCCGCCCTTCTCGCTGGCGAGCGCGGCATGGGCATCAGCTCGATGCTGTCCGGTCCCGCTGGCGTCGCTCTCAACCGCCTCCGCCTTGGCCGTAGCTCGGCGCTGGGGGGCTGATGGTCGCCGCCGTCGGCACGCCTACCCGTCGTCGAGATTGGCTGGACCGGCGCCTTGCTGGTCTCAAGGCCAACCGCACCCGGCACGAGTCGATGTGGGTGGAGTTGGAGGAACAGTTCCCGAGCGGCGCGCGGATCAATGTGGATGCGGACCCTGCCAGTGGCAAGGCAGGGACGCGGCAAGAGGCCGTCTACGATGCCACCGGGCAGCTGGCGGTGAACCGCTGTGTCGCCGGCATCATGTCGAACACGACGAGCCCGGCGCGTCAGTGGCACCGCAACACGCTGGACGACCAGGAGGCGCTGGAGGAAAGCGACGTTCAACGCTACCTGGACGAAGTGACCGCGATTCAGCGGCGGGCGTTGCAGAAGTCGAACACGTACCGGGTGCTGCCGCACATCTACCGGGAGCTTGTGGTGTTCGGGACCGGGGCCGCGCTGGCGTTGCCGGACTTCGACAACGTCATTCACCTGCACCCGATGGTCACGGGTAGCTACTGGCTCGGCCAGGACAGCAAGGGCAAGGTCAATGCGTGCTACCGCGAAATCTGGATGACGATTGCCCAGATCGTCGAGCGGTGGCCGGACACCTGTTCGCAGCAGATCAAAGATGCCTACGCCCGTGGCGAGTGGGACGGCTGGCGCAAGGTGGTGCACGCCATTGAGCCGCGCAGCCGTCGCTCCATGTCGTCTCCGCTGGCGTTGGACATGCCGTGGGCGAGCTACTACTACGAACCGGGCAGTCGGCAGGATGAGTCGGACTTGCTGGAGGAAGGCGGGTATCGCCACTTCCCGGTGCTGGCCCCCCGCTGGAAGCGCGAAGGCGAGGACATCTACGGCTACAGCCCGGCGAGCGAGGCGCTTCCGTTCGTGCGCCAGTTGCAGTTGCAGACGCTGAGTGAGGGCAAGGCGATAGCGCGTGAGGCGGAACCGCCCGTGCAGGTGCCAACGGTGTTGAAGAACGACGACGTGGACACGTCGCCGAACGGCATCACCTACTACGACCAGACGACGCCAAGCGGTGGCGTGCGCAGGCTGATCGAGCAACCGAGTGACCCGAGCTGGCTGCGTGCGTCGATGGCGGACGTGCGCGTTCAGATCCAGCAGATGTTGTTCCTAGACCTGTTCCAGATGCTGGCGATGGCCGGCGTCGACACGAAGATGACGGCCACGGAGGTGGCGCAGCGTGTCGAGGAAAAGATGCTGATGCTCGGCCCCGTCATGCAGAACCTGCACGACGAGCTGTTGGTGCCGCTGCTGGAACTGATCTACTACTACCTCCAGGAAGGCGGTGCTCTCCCGCCCCCGCCGGAGCTGCTGCAAGGCCGCGACTTCACGCCCGAGTTCCTGTCGGTGCTCTACCAAGCGCAGAAGGCGGTGAGCGTCAACGCGGTGGAACGCTGGCTGATGCTCGTCGGTGGCATGGCGCAAGCAAAGGCGGACCCGTCCATCTGGGACGGCGTCGACACCGACTGGATCTTGCGCGACTCCGCATCAAACCTGGGCGTGCCGGCGAAAGCGGTCATGTCCAAGGATCAGGTGCAGGCGCTGCGGGATGCACGGGCGGCGGCACAAGCGCAGCAGGCCGAGTTGGCCATGGCGCAGCAGCAGGCCGCTACGGCGAAGGATCTTGGCCAAACGCCCATGGGCACGGGCTCGGCGTTGGACGCACTTACCGGCTACTCGACAGTCTGATGATCTACAACGACTGCGAACTGTGCGGCGTCAACGCGCTGCTCGACTGCTTCGATAGGCTCGGCGTCCGACTGTGGGCGTGCGACTGCTGCCGGAGTGCGTCGTGAGGAGTTCCGGGCCAACGGCTAACCCGACGCGCGAGCGTGCCGGTGAACGGCGCGTGGCGATCCAGCAGGCGCAGAAAACGGCGTCGGTGGTGCGGGACAACCTGTCTCCGGGTGTCGTCGATCCAGCGGGCAACACGTCCGGCACGCTGTCGGGCTCCAGCACGGTCGCGGTGCTCGATGGCGGCAAGATCCTGTCGGCGACGCTCACGGAAATCGGCGCCGTCATCGGCGGCGGTGGCGGTGGAGGCGGCGGCGTCTACTGGCTGGAAGTCGACCTTGGCTCGACTCCATCCACCGGAGGCTCGTTCGAGATCACGATCCTTACCCCGGCGACCGTCGGAAGCATGGTCATCGTGAGCGAGATTCCTCGCACGCTGTCCAACAGCGACGCAGGCGACAGGGCATCGGCCGACCCGGTGACGTATGCCGGCATCGTGACCGAGACGGAGAAGGCAGTTGTCTACTGGTCGTGCCCCTGGCTCGTGATGGGCCTACGCGCGATCGCCTACGAAGTGAGGGAGCTACTGTGACGCTGATTCAGGGACCGAGCACCAACACGGCGGAAGTCGACGCGCAGAACAACCTCCTCGTCAATCTGCCGATGGATGACTCGCGCGCAGGGCATGCCGCCATCCTCGTCGAGCAGGACGCAGGCGACGTGACGGGGACGCGCAGCATCAAGTCCCCCGAGGCGACCGAGGACTACCGCGTCCGCGTCGGCATCGACCAGAACCTGCATAGCGAGTGGTTCAACTCGGCGGCGATCAACTCGGCGCTCTACACGTCGCCCGTGACCACGATGACGGTCGTGCAGGGCAGCGGCTACCTGACGCTCAACAGCGGCAGCAGCACGGCCAACGCCGCCGTGGCCCGCGTCACGTCCTACCGCATGTTCCCGACGCGCGGTTCGGGCGGAATCTCGTTCCGGTGTAGGGCGCAGATCACGAACGTTCCGCAGACCAGCAACGTGACGGAGTGGGGACTGCTCCTCGCCACCGGCACGACGGCCCCGACGGATGGCGCGTTCTTCCGCCTGAACGCTGCCGGCGAACTGCGCTGCGTCCTGAACGTCAACGGCAGCGAGTCGCAGTCGGCGGCGCTCAACTTCGGCACGCGCATCGGCGCTGCCACTACGCGAAACTTCGCCATCGACCTGCACCTCTCCGGTGCCAACTTCTGGATTGATGACATCCTCGTCGCGCGCTTCGCCGACGTGGCTGGCGTCGGCCCCGTTGGCGCTGGTGCTCTGCCGATCACGTTCCGCACCTACAACACGGGCGTGACGGGGCTAGCCCAGCAGCTGCGCGTGGCGTTCGTGGCCCTCGACCAAGCCGACGTGCAGCACACCGTTGACCCGGTGGACGCGATGACGGGGGCTGGGCAGCACGCATCGCAAGGCCAGTCGGGCGGCACGATGGGCACGACGGCGAGCTATGCGAACAGCAACGACCCCACGGCTGCGGCTGCGCTGTCCAACACGGCGGCGCTGGTGACGGGGTTCGGCGGGCAAGCGCGGTTCAACGCTGCGGCCACGGCTGTCACGGACGGCATCGTCACCAGCTACCAGAACCCCGCCGGCACGGCTGCCATCACTGGCCGCACGATCATGATTCGCGGCGTCAAGATCAGCGCGGCCAACCTCGGCGCGGCTGTGGCGACGACGGCGACAACGCTCGCGTGGTCGCTTGCCTACGGGCACACGGCTGTGTCGATGGCGACGGCCGAAGCCACGGCGAGCGGCACGAAGGCGCCGCGCCGCATCCCGCTCGGCTTCCAAACGTGGCCCGTGGGTGCGGCCGTTGGTGCCATGCCGACGAATGGCGACGTGTACATGCCCTTCGCCGCGCCCATCCCTGTCTACCCCGGCGAGTTCGTGGCCACCGTGGCCAAGTTCATCGTGGGCACTGCCACCGCATCCCAGGTGATCTGGGCGCACGTCACCTTCGACGCTTACGTCGTCTGAGCACAAACCATGAACTGGACCCTCTCCGATGTTGGGCAGCTTATCGAGCGCATGGGCGGCTGGGCCGTGCTGTGCGTGTTCCTGTGGATCGGCTGGCGTCAATTCATGGCGCTGGCCACCCAGTTCTCCGCTGGCGTGCTGTCGAAGCTCGACGGCATCAAGGATGCGTTGAACGCTCACGAGCGTCGTCTCGACAAGATTGACGAGACCTTGGACGAGATCCAGCAGTACCAGCAGCAGCACACCGTCAACAAGCAGGTGACTTCCCGATGAGCCGTTTCGCCCTTTTGCTCCTGTGCTTCGCCGCATGCACCACCACCCCGGCCGAACGCGCGACTTACGACGCGATCGCCCCCGCCCACGCCGTCTACGTGCAGAACGACCCGAGCCTGTCGCCCGAACAGGTGCAGCGGCGGCTCGACATGCTGCACGCATGGGGCGTGCGAGTCGGCGCGATCCAGCCGGATGGCGCGAGTGCGGGGGGTGGCAAGTGACCGACATTCGCAGCGTGCTGGACACGATCAAGCGCGACGCCGGCCTCACGGACCCGGCGCAGATTGCCCTCGTGTCCCGCGTCACGGTCGACTTCGCCCAGTTGCAGGCGCGTGCGGCTGCCGGTGAGGACGTGGCCGAGGAACTCAAGGTGGTCACGGCGACCGCCCTCAACCTGTCCGAGAACGTCCGCAACGTCATGGCCAACCAGCTCGCGGGCTGGCTGTCGGCGCTGCTGTTCAAGGTGCTGTCGGCCTAACCATGCGAACCACTACCGCATTCCTTGCCCTGCTGCTGGCGTCGTGCTTCGGCTTGCCGCCTGCCGCCGATCCGTTCCCGCTCAAGGCCGCAGCCCTGTCGGCAACGCAGGCCGTCGGCACCGAAGGCATTCGCACGCTGACCACGAACAGCATCAGCATCGTCCTGTCGGGCGTGATGGCGTCGGCGCAGCTGCAAGACGGCCGATGGGAAGTGCAGCCGAACGGCCCGAACGGCGTGCAGCTGCTGTCCCACACGACCACCGAAGGCAACGTCGGCAGCGTCATCAACTCGCCGGCCCGTGGCGCGCGTGACGTGCAGACGCAGAGCGCCGTCGGCCGCTTCGTGCGCGTCGGCGACGTGCTGATCGTGGCATCAACGCAGGGGGCGACCGCGCAGTGCGACGAGATGACGGCGGTGCACGTCGTCCCGTGGACCCCGAACCCGCTGCACCTTGCCGGCCCGGCGCTGGGCGACCCCGGCAACGCACTGGTGTGGTGGCTGCGCGTCGGTGCGCCGCCGCTGGAGTCGAGCGCCATTAAGGCCGACCGGCTTCCGTCCGTGGTCAACCCCGACTCGCTCGGCATCAACTACTCGGCGTGGGGCCGTGGTCGGCCGACGTTCGAGTGGCTGGAGTCCAAGTTCGCGTTCATCGGCGACGTGGGCGACATGTGGGGCACCACCGGGTCGCCCGTCGCGCAGGTCGAGCCCTACGGCCGGCAGTTCGCCTGCCGCGTGTCGGTGGCGCTGACGATGCTGTGCAGCACGGCCCCGGCCGAGCAGAAGCAGCGGCTCGCGGTGCGGCTGGTGCAGGCCGGAGTCGATCTGCTGGGCGCGTTCCTCGACGGGCGCGAGCAGGAGGTTGACGGCGGCTGGTATCAGGGCAGGAAGGCGTGCGTCCTGTTCGCGCTGCACATGCTCGACGTGCCGCGCTTCCTGTGGCCGCTGGTGCTGCGCGGGCAGTTCCAAGAGGACTTGGCCTACGGCGACGTTGGGCCGTGGCAGTGGGGCAATCCGCAGTGGCGCTACGGCTGGCGCGGCCGGCATCGGAACCGCCACTTCTGGCACCTCCCGCCGGCCCAGTGGAACGAGGAGTTCCGCGAGCGGTGGTACGCCAACTCGTACCTCTACGCCAACACCGGCCCGCAAGTCGGCACGGCGCTGGCCATGCGGCTCCTCGGCCTCACGCAGCACATGAGCCCGGCCATGGACGGCTGGATTGCCCAGTGGATGCAGGGGCCGTCGCCCGCCGTAGTGCAGGAACTCGCCGCGCAAGGCGTGTCGCTGCCGTGGGGCGAGGACTGGTCCACGGATCGCGCCGCCGGCTTCTGCGCCGCAGCGTGGCGCAAGTACGCCAACTGACAGTCCAGCGTCCGCTACCCGCTGGGACCGTTGGCCCGCCTCGGGGTTCATTCCTGCGGCGGGCCTTTTTCTTGTCCGGGGAGACACTGGGAGGACATGTCCTGGACATGTCTCCCCCGCTTGGCGGACGCGCCACTTATGCGCCATGGAGCGGGGGCATACGCGCCATTTACGCGCCAAGCCGCCTTTCAGCCTTGCAGTGCAAGGTTTGCAAGGCCGAGCAACTACGGTCCCACCGGATTCCCAAGTCCCGGATTTGGGACTGTGCCACTTGCGCCCCTGCGAATAGTCCGGTAGCGTCGTAGCCGTGAGCGCAGACCTGACGTTCCGGCCCGGCGAAAAGGCCCGACGCGACGCAGAGGCCGAGAAGGCCAAGACCGTCGCCAAGGCCCGCCAGACCCTGTTCATCCGGGACGCGCTCACGAAGCGAGAGGCACGCGACCTCATGCGCTGGGTGCTGCGGCTCGTCAATCCCGAGCGGCAGGACTTGGCCCCCACGTCGGGGGTGTTCAACCCCAACGCGATGACCATGGCGCACGACGACGGGCAACTTGCCCCGATTCGCCTGCTGTGGCAGCGCCTTGGCGAGCACGCACGGGACGCGCGGTGCCTCATGGAGCAAGAGGACCACGATGAGCGCAGCCCTGTCCACACCAACTGACCAAGGCACAGCCACCGCCGTGGCACCAGCGTCGCCGACGCCGGCCCCCGCGACTCCCGCAACCCCTGCCGTCGAGCAGAAGGGAGAAGCGCCCAAGCCTGCAACGGAGACGCCGAAGCAGCAGACCGCAGCCGACAAGGTGCTCGATGCCTTGAAGCCTGCCGAGTCGAAGGAAGGCGACAAGCCCGCAGCCCCCGAGAAGTACGAGGCGTGGAAGCTCCCCGATGGCGTGAAGCTGTCGGAGAAGGTCGACGCCGAGTTCACCACCCTGGCCCGCAAGGCCGGCCTCTCACAAGCGGACGCCCAGGCGACGCTGGAGAAGCTGGTGGCGGCCAATGACGAGCAAGTCCAGACCGGGCTTCGCTCCCAGGTGGAGCAGTGGGGCGAGCAGCTGATGGCCGACCCGGACCTCGGTGGCGACAAGTTCGACTCCTTCACCAAGCCCATGATGCAGAAGGCGTTGCACGCCTTCGACAAGAAGGGCGAGGTGGCGGCTTTGCTGATGAACGGCCTTGCGGTGCATCCGGCGATGGCCCGGTTCCTCGCAGCCGTTGGCAAGTCCGTTTCGCCGCACAGCGAGCTCGTCCAGGGGGAGCGAACTCCTCCAGCCGCTGGCGACCCAGAAGCACGAGCCAAGCGGTTCTACGAGACCGCCAAGGGCTGAACCTGAGACTAGGAGACTGACAGATGGCAACGCTCGCCGCAACGCACCCGACGCTGATGGACTGGAAGAACCGGCTCGACCCGGACGGTTCCATCGCCCAGGTCATCGAGAACCTGGAGCAGACCAACGACATCCTCAAAGACATGGTGTGGCTCGAAGGCAACGAGTACACCGGCCACCGGACGACCATCCGCACGGGTCTCCCGACGCCGACCTTCCGCAAGCTCTACGGCTACGTCCAGCCGACCAAGAGCACGACCGCGCAGGTCAAGGACTCCTGTTCGATGCTGGAGGCGTACGCCGCAGTCGACGAGTCGCTGTTCAACCTGAACGGCAAGTCGATGGCGTGGCTCCAGTCGGAGGACATGGCTTTCGTGCAAGGCATGAACAACGCCTTCTCGACGAACCTGTTCTACGGCAACGAGGCGCTGGAACCGGAGAAGTTCACCGGCTTCGACGTGCGCTTCAACTCGCAGAGCGCGGCCAACGGCGAGAACATCCTGACCGACGCTGCGACGCCGGACGCCAACGACAACACCAGCATCTGGCTGATCGGTTGGGGTCCGAACACGGTGCACGGCATCTTCCCGAAGGGGAGCAAGGCCGGTCTCTCGACGCACTACATGGGCGTCCAGCTGGACACTGACAGCAACGGCGGCAAGGCCAAGATGGTCACGACCCATTACAAGTGGGATTGCGGCCTCTCGGTGCGCGACTGGCGCTACGTCGTCCGCATCAACTTCGACCTGGAGAACGTGACCGCCTCCGGTTCGACGGGTCCGGTGATCGCCGACCTGTGCGCCAAGGCCATCCGTCGCATGCCCTCCATGGGCAGCGTGCGCCCGGCTTTCTACCTCAACCGCGATGCGTGGGACGCTTGGGATCTCCAAGCGAACAACAAGTCGACGCTGGCCTACACGACCACCTATGACGCCCAGGGCATCGCCCAGGACCGTTTCCGTGGCGTTCCCATGCGTCGCTGCGACGCCATCCTGAGCACCGAGGCGGGCATCTGAGCCCAGGAGCACACCAACAATGATCCTCGATTCCCGATCTGAGTTTTGCAACGCCACGAGCGTTGTCCTGACGCAAGGTGCGTCCTGGCAGAACATCGGCGATGTCTACGACCGACAGGCCGTGAGCGGTTTTAGCGCCGCCCCCGGCAACGTCACCGTGGACCTTGGCAAAGGCCAGCCGATCTACCTCGTCATCCGCGTCACGACTGGCGTGATCGCGGCCGGCAACGGTTCAATCGCTTTCCGCCTCGTGTCGGACACCAGCGACAACCCGCCGAACGCCTCGTCGGCAACCATCCACTGGACGAGCGCCAGCTACTCGACCACCACGGCCAACCCCTCGGCGAACTTGCCGGCCGGAACGCTTGTGGTCGCCATGGCGTTGCCGATGAGCAGCTACGAGCGATACCTCGGCGTCCAGGCCCTCGTCAGCACGCAGAACACGACGGCGGGTGCCATCGACGCCTTCCTGACGCTGGACTACAGCGCCGTCCGTCACTACGTCAACGCGATCGACAGCACGACCTGATCGCACAAGGCCCCTGGCTTTGGCTGGGGGCCTCCACCAACAACTGAGAGGCAGCCGTGTACGTCGACAAGAACTTGGTTTTCTGCGAAAACGCCGACATGCGCGCCTCGGTGCTCATCCCAGGCGTTGGGGAGTATCTGTTTGTCAGCGACACAATCGACCTGGGAACGGGGACGCGCGGGCTTCCTTACGACGCCGCTTCTCTCGTCATCTCGTGCGACACGACTTTCGCCGAGTCGACGCCTCCGTGCATCTTGACGGTCAGGCTCATCAGTGGGGCCACGCCCGGCTTGTTGGCCGACATCGTGGGAGCCACCTACTCGCTCCATTACCAAACGATCGCGGCAAGCGCATCGTTCTTGGCTGGGCAAATCAAGATCAACTCTGCTATCCCGAACATGACGGGGCAGTATCAGCGATACTTGGGCCTCTTCTTGGCTTTCAGCGGTGGCGGTCTCGACTCGGGAGCGATCACTTGCTACATGGCCGACGCTGCAAACTCTGCGGCGTACACGTTCCTTCCAAACGCCATCTGATCCATGAAAGTCGTCGCAACCAAGGTTGGCCACTACCTCAAGATCCGTCAAGTCGGCGACGTATTCGAGTGGCCCGACGAGCGCAAGCTGGCTCGCTGGATGAAAAAGTTCGACGAGTCGGAGCGTCCGAAGGTCAAGGAGAAGACGACCAAGACGGCTCCTCACGCTCTCTCGGAGATTCGCGAATCGTCGAAGTCTTTCGAGCAGCTGATGAAGGACGAGACGCTCAAGAAGCCGCAGTGACCCCATCGGCCGAGCCGGCCGGCCATTCTTGCCCGGCTGTGAGCTTCGCCCATGACGGTAGAGGTCTACAGCAGCCCCGGCACCAGCGCCTACCAGTCGACGCGATACAGCGCGACGGTGAACGGCACGACCGCCTACGTCTACGGCTTCTCGCGCGTCGCCGTCATGCCGACGCAGCTGTGGAACGCCGGGGCCACTGTCGAGCCTGCGTGGTTCCAGTTCGGCGCTGACGAGACGGCCACCGTCGTCGTGACGAAGCTGTCCGGCCCGATCACGTCGGCCGTCGTCTACCCCGCCGACAAGGGTGTGACCTACACGATCGCGGGCGGCGTGCTGACGCTGCGCATGCCGGTCAACGTGCGCATCTGGATCGAGTGCAACACCGACCGCATCCCGCTGCTGATCCAGTCGCGGCCGTTGAAGCCTGCGCTGCCGTCGCCGCGCACCGACTGGAGCACGCTCGGCAAGCTGGTCAGCAGCATCGACACCGGCACCAACGTACTGACGTTCGGCGCTGCCCACGGCTACACGGTGGGGCAGCGAGTCGTCTGGAGCACCACGGGCACGCTGCCGTCCGTCACCGGCACGGCGCTGCAAGTTGTCGAGCCCGTCTACGTCTTGACGGCTCCGACGGCAACGACGATGACAGTGAGCCGCACGCCGGGCGGTGCTGCGATTGACTTCACCGGCACCGGTACGGGAAGCCTGCGCCTCTACCCCGGCGAGTGGACGAACGCGAGCAGCGCCATCTACTTCCCAGCCGGCGTCCACGTCGTCGGGCGGTTGTTCAAGCTGGGCACGGGCGTGACGTGCTACATCGACGGCGGAGCGGTGCTGGTGGCCACGTCGTTCGATGTAAGGGCGAGCCAGAACGTCAACATCGTTGGCGCCGGGCAAGTGTTCTGCAACTACGCACTGTGGGCGGACGTGTACACGCTGCCGTACGAGCAGCTCGTAGAATACTCGCCGTTCTTGGGGCTCAACTTCGCCACGTTCGGGTACAGCAACGAGGTCAACGGCATCATGCTGGCCGCATGGCCCCACTTCTTCGCGCGCGAAGGCGTAGCGCACTGGGAGAACGTGCTCGGCGTCTCCCCGTGGAACTACAACAACGATGGATTCGATTGCAGCGTGACGCTCGACGGCAGCGAGTCGACCGTCGATCACTGCATGATGTTCTGCGCCGACGACACGCTCTACCTTGAGTCCAACTGGTTTACTCTGCACGCGACCGACCTGTTTGGTGTCAACGCGAACGGAGGCACGTTCCTGTTCGGTTACTGGGGCGAGCAGAACCTTGGCAAGTTCCAGAAGCTTACTGACTGCGACGCCATCTCGATCGTGTTGGACGACGAGGCGTTGGGACTGCCGGCTTCGTCGTTTGGTGGAAACGCCATCATAAAGCTCTGGAACGACAACAGAGAGGCTGAAGCGGAACTTGGCTACGGACGGTTCAACATCCAGATACGTGGCCTCAAGGTGTGGGGGCCTCGGTTTGACAACTGCCTGCTATCAATCGACAATCGACTCTACCCGTTTGGCGACTTGCTAATCCGCGACGGGCTTGGAGACATGGCCGACATCCTGCTTCAAAACATTTGGGTGCAGGCGACGCCGGGCCAGATTTCGAAAATCACCGGCCGCAATTGGGCCAACACGCCGCACGACATCCAGTTTGTCGGGTGCGAGTTTGAGGGCGTGAAGTTGACGGCCGCCAACTTCTTCGACTACTTCGAGACGAACGCCTACCCCTACAACATCACCGTCGAGGGCCATCCCGTGGTAACCGCAGTCGACATCAGCAACACGGCGCTGGACCTCATCGGCCACGCCAAGCGCATCACCGACCTTTCGCCGCCGGATGGAAGTGCCGAGGCGGCCGTCTGCGCCGAGCACTACACCGATTGCGTCAACGAGCTGCTGGACTCGCACGACTGGAACCTCGCCACCGTCAAGCGGGCGCTGGTGGCAAGACCAACGTCGGATGATCCGGCGTGGGAATACTGCTACGAGCTGCCGGCTGGGTTGCTGCGCGTCATCAGCATCATTCCGGCGGATGCCACGGACAACCACTACACGGCGACGGCTGCGGTTCCGGTGGACTACGAGATCCATGCCGACACGAGCGACGTGGTGCGCATCTACACGGACCTGGAGGACGCGTGGGTTCGGTTCGTGAAGTACGTCACCAACCCCAACCTCTTTTCGCCGACATTCCTGGAAGCGTTGCAGTGGAAGCTGGCTAGCCGCATTGCCGGGCCGATCATCAAGGGCACCGAGGGCGCTGCGGAGCGTGACCGCTGCACGGGCCAGTACATGATGGCCATGGCGAAGGCGACGACGCGGGATGCGCGGCAGCAGCGCCGTGAAGCGCAAAAGACCATCGCCAGTTGGCACCAGGGGCGCTGAGCATGGCCAGCACGCGCCAGTTCATCCGGTCTTGGAGCGGTGGCGAGATTGCCCCCGAACTGTTCGGCCGCCTCGACGACGCGCGCTACCAGCAGGGCGCGGAGAAGCTGCGCAACTTCATCGGGCGTCTTGGTGGCTCGTTGCAGCGCCGGCCCGGCTTCGACTACGTGCGTGCGACGAAGGACAGCGGCTCCAAGCGTTCTCGACTGATCCCGTTCGTCTACAGCACCGGGCAAGCCTACGTTCTGGAGATGGGGGAAGGCTACTTCCGGTTCCACACCGACGGCGCGACGCTACTCCACGCGGATGCGCGGCAGATTGCGAGCGTCGACACTGGCGGCGACACGATCACGTTCACGACGCCGCACGGGTGGGTCAGCAACGACGCCGTGTTGTTCTTGAACGCTGGCGGCGGCGTGCCGGCTGGGCTGACGGCGGGCACGACGTATTACGTCATCCCGGTGGACACGCATACGGTCCAAGTCAGTGCGTTTTCTGGGCCGCTGGGTGCCGTCAACATCTCGGGCGCTGGCACCGGGACCACCTACGGCTACTCGCTTGCCACGTCACCTCCGGTCTACTTGGCCGCGAAGGTGGCAAGCATCGTCGGCGGGACGGTCACGCTTGTGGACGTGGGGACTCACGAGGTCACGATTTCCCCGAACCATGGGATGACTACGGGGCAGCCGATCCGCTTCACGACGACTGCTTCTGCGAGTTCGGCCGGCTTTGGGGGTCTCGACTCCACCACGCCGTATTACGCCATCGTTACCGCGCCCAACCGCATTCGTGTGGCCACGACGTTGGCCAACGCGATGGCGGGCGTTGGCATCAACTTTATCTCCGGGACGATCACCGGAACGCCGATCGCGTATCGGATGCAGGCCCTGCAAACCGGGACGTCGCACGGTTTCTCCACGGGCGATCGGGTGCGGTTCTCGGTGTCATCCGGTCTGATGTACGGAGGCATCGCTCCCGACACTGACTACACCGTGACGGTCGAGTCGACGACGATGTTCAGGATCGACGGCGTGGCCTTGAACGTGAACGCCTTCACTGGCGTTGGGCTTGGCTCCACGTCCGTCAGCTACGACTACGCTCCAGGCGACATCGTCACCTACAACAGCGGGTTCTACACCTGCACCGTTGCGCACCCGACGCTCATCTTGCCGGGGACCGCATCGCACTGGTACACGCAGTCGCTGGACGGCGTGTTCCAGATCCCGAACGACTACGACGAAAGCGAGCTGTTCGACGTTCACTACGCTCAGTCGGGCGACATCAAGACGCTCGTGCATCCCGATCACCAGCCGGCCGAGCTTCGGCGCTCCGGTCCGACGAAGTGGGACTGGACGCCACTTGAGTTCAACGCCTCGCTGGCTGCACCGACGAACCTCGCGCTGGTTCCGACGAGCGGTATTGTCACGGCGATCACGGCGGTGACTTCGGCGACCCCGGCCGTGTTCAGGACCAACAACGGATCTGGCAAGCACTTCTTGGTGCCCGGCGACATGGTGTACCTTTACGAGCCGAGCGGGGCCACCGTGGGGACGGTCCCGACGGGGCAGTTCTACATCGTGGTGGACAAGCCGCCGCCGGATTCGGATAGGGAGTTCCAGTTCACTCTCCGGACCGTCAACGACGGGACGCTTGTCGGGAGCGGCACGACGACCATCACTGGGACGCCAACTGTCCGACTCAGTTCGTCCACGACGGAAATCAGCAACTCGTATCGAGTCACGGCGATCGACGGAGACGGGCGCGAGTCGCCGGGCAGCGCATCTGCGAGCGGCATCAACAACCTTAACGAGCCGGGGGCGTACAACACGCTCACATGGGGCAGCGTTCCGCAGGCGGTGCGGTACAACATCTACCGACTGCGCAACAGCTTGTGGTACTTCATCGGCAGCACGGAGGATACCAGCTTCGTTGACGACAACATCAGCGAGGACGCAAGCCTCACGCTGGCAGACTTTGACACGGAGCTTGGAGGCTCGGCAGAGTTCTACCCGTCGGCGGTGTGCTACTTCGAGGGCCGCCGCGTGTTCGCCGGCAGCCGTGGGGCACCGCAGCGCGTGTGGATGACGAACAGCGGGCTTCCCGACTCGCTGTCGTTCCACATCCCCGTGCGCGATGACGACCGCGTGGTGTTCGACATCGAGTCGACGGAAGCGAGCACCGTGCAGCATCTGGTGCCCATCCAGCACCTCGTTGCCATCACGAACGCCACGGAGTACCGCATCGGCGGGCTCAACACGGACCCGATCACGCCGGACAACATCAGCGTCCGCCCGCAGTCCTACGTGGGCGGCAGCAGCGTGCAGCCGATCGTCGTCAACCGGACCATCGTGTTCGCCGGCTTCATGGGCTCGCACGTCTGGGAGATGGGCTACACGGCGAACGACGGCTATCAGCCGGGTGACTTGACGCTGCGCAGCCCGCACCTGTTCGACGACTACACCGTCACGGACATGGCTTGGAGCAAGTCCCCGGTCCCGGTGCTGTGGGTGACAAGCAGCAACGGGCGGCTCCTTGGCTGCACCTACGCTCCAGAAGAGCAGGTTGGCGGGTGGCACGTTCACACGTCGGCCACGGCTGCCGGCGAGAGCGTTTTCGAATCGGTGGCTACCATACCCGAGGGGAACGAATACCGGCTCTACGCCATCGTGCGGCGCGTCATTAACGGCTCAACCGTTCGCTACATCGAGCGCATGAACTCGATGTACAAGCCGGCGACGCTGGCCGAGTCCAGGCACGTCGACTGCGGCGGGCAGTTCCTGGGGACCGTCACGGGCACGAACATCAGCGTCACGCCCGCGAGCAGCTGGGCGGCTGGTGCGACGGTGACGATTGCGAGCGCGGCCGGCCCCATCTTCCGGTTGGGCACGTCGGACCAGAGCGACCGCATCCAGTTCGACTACTTGGGGCGGACGTTCCAGGCCACGATTACCACTGTGGCCAGCGGCATCAGCGCCTCGGCCACGCTGGTGTCGGCCGTGACGGACGCCAACGGCACGACGCTGGTCTACCCGACGGTGGGCAGCATCAGCGGCATCAGCTCTTGGGGATGGATGCGCGACAGCCTGAGCGGGCTAGGGCACCTTGAAGGCGAGGACGTGCAGGTGCTGGCCGACGGCGTGCTGACCACCAAGACGGTCACGGGCGGTTCCATCACCGGCATCAGCCCCCCGGCCCTGCGCATCACTTACGGCACGCCGATAGTCTCGGAGCTGCTGACTTTGCCCATCATGTACGGCAGCGACAGCTTCGGGCAGGCGCGCACGTCTGCGGTGTCCGAGGTGTGGCTGCGCACGTCCTACAGCCAGCCATTCGAGGTTGGGCAGGCCGACACGGGCGACGAAAACGATCGCGTGCCGTTTGCCGATTGCAGCTTCGCCGACGCGGTGAAGGTGGCCCGCGTGCTGCCCCGTGGCCGGTTTGATGAGACGGGCCAACTCTACGTCTACCAGGACCAGCCCTATCCCCTTACGTTGGTCAGTATGACCATCAAGGCGAGCATCGGATCATGAGCACCATGGGCGACATTTCCGGCGGTGCGCAAGCGTTCGGCATGCTGCAAAGCATCGTCGGGAGCTACTACCAAGCCGCCGCGCAGAAAGGCCAGTTGCGCAGCGCCGCAATGGACGCGGAGTTTGCCAG